CCTGCGTCTGAGCGCCCGGGTAAAATACTTCAACTCAAACGAGATGGTGGAGTGTATTTTGCGTCCGATTTTACTAGTTATGAAAGTTCATTCAAGTTCATAATTGAGCTGGCCGTTGCGTTTGCAGTGGTTCAGTACCACTATTTTGGAACCGGAGTTTTGCCCGAGGCAAGGGAATTTATGCTGTCAATGATTGGTGATTCGAAGTTGAGTTTCAAACATTTGACAGCGTTCATTAATGGTGTTAGAAAATCAGGAGACAACGGGACTGCTCTTTTTAACACACTCACTACAGGTGTCTTGGTCCGGTTGCTGGCTATAGCTAACGGTTGTGAGGTTGAGTTCCTAGCTGAAGGCGATGATGTGATAGCTTGGTCATCAAAATCTGATCTGGATGTGTCAATTTTGAAAAAATTGGGATTTGACATCAAGCTGGAATATCATCAGTTCATTGAAGACGCCTCATTCTGCGGGATGGTTTTTAATGAAAACGAAAGAATAATAGCAGACCCGATCAAAGTGTTGTTGAATTCAGGTTGGGCTGATCCAAAATATTCGGGTTCAGGGCAAAAAACCATTAGGACGCTGATTGCTTCCAAAGCACTATCAATGATGTACCAATACCCTGGTGCTCCTGTGTTGCAGTCGTATGCAATGTGGTTGCTGAGAAAGGCTGGTAGTGTTAGAACAATAAAAATTTCAAAGATAATAAGGAGGGAATACCATGCTCCAGAATTGAATGTGTTTTTAAAAAGTTTGGGCAAGGAAATCTCAGCGAAGGATTTCAATCAGCTCAAAAAGGTAGACTCGTCATCCAGAGATCAAATGGAAAGAATATTCAAATTATCGGTGTCCGATCAAATTGAGCTTGAGAGAGAATTTGATAATGATCAGCCTTTTCCCGATATGATATTGAGCCATTATTATACTGATGAACAATTAATTTACTTCGATAATTATGTTGTGCCGACGCCAGATGATGAAAATGTTCCGGTCAATTGGCAATATTATCGCATGTTACCAACTTTTATGAAAACAAAAGGTTGGATGTAGTTCCAATGGGGCAGTCATTCTATCCGGAAAGGTGCAGCAAACACCCCCCAGACTAGCAAGCGCAAGGGCGTACTGATGGAAGAACCGGTTAAATCAGGAAAGTTACAAGGCGGCATGTCGGCCGCGCCTAGGTT